AATTCTTGTATTGGATCTTTTTCACCCCAATTTTGTGGTGATGCCATTACTCTTGGCCCAATACCATAATAAAATAACATTTCTGTAAATGGTATTTGTTTGTTGTACTTATTAGGTACTACTCTAACTATTTGTTTTCCTATAGATGGTTTCCAAAATATATTATTTTGTTTACCTCCAGAAGTGTTGTTAGATTGTTTGTTTAGTGACTCTAAACGTTGTTTAATTAGATTTAAATCCATAATGATAACTATTTTTGTTTATAACTTTTTATTAATGCGTAAATATACGAACTAGAATTAAGTAATCCTAACTATACTTCAAGAATTTTATGAATCTTAGTTTTTAACTGCTTTAATTCATCTCTTTGGGTAAGTAAAACTGTATTTCTATAATGTTCCCAAGTAATTGGAAATTTAGTATCAACTACTCCTCCATTTAATTTTTTAATTAATTCATTAAGAGCATTTATAGTATACAATGTGTTTGTTTCTTTTTTTCTATGTACTAGAATAGTATTTTGAGGTAAGCTATCTAGATTTGCCTGATCTATATTATATGTGCAAACATATTCGTCATTACTTTTAATATGTAATACAAATATTTTATTATACATGATGTCATACTTAGAAGTAAGACTTTCAATTAGCGAGTCTAGCTCATCTAATGTTGTAAAAGTACAAAATAATTTATTATTCAAATCTTTTATGTTTAGTGTAGAAAACTCGTTAAAGTCATCTATAGTATACATATTGGCCGTCTTATCTAAAATCGTAGTTGCTTCCATAACTTTCTTTTATTGTTAATTTATATTTTTTTATTATTTGCTTAATTTCATCAATTAAATCCTCTTCCCCCTCTTTAAAATCAAACAAAAAGCTATCATAAGTATATAAGACTAGCTCAGTTTTCCGGTTTCTTAATGATTTAAATATATCCCACAATATACGAACATTCATTGCGGTCTCCAAGTTTTGTAACACATAATTCAATAACTTTTGAGGTTTCATGTCATCTAAAGCGTCTTTTTTATACACATGCTTTGAAACAGGACACTCTATCCAGCCTCTTTCATTAAATTTCAACCACAAATCATCTACATATATTTGTACTCTTTGAAAAAATTCCAGATCTTTAAACTGTTCGAATACTCCTCCGTATAGTTGTTTGAATGTTAGCTCTTTGGATTTGTGGTAGTCCACCCCATACATTTTCGCAAATGACTTGTGAATATCTTCTTCACCAAAGTCATAGCCCACCAAAAGCCCCAAAAGAGTAGGATGATAAGCACCAATATCCAACTCAATAAACCTATCATTACGTGGAATAAAGCTTTTCCTACATCCATTATCCTTATTAAGTGCTGCGTAATTAACTCCATTGAATTTATTTGAGGGTCTTGTTGTTAATGTTTTAAAGTTGTACTGCGTGTATACGTATTCGCTACGCTCATCATAAAAGTGCGATTTGAATTCGTCTCTATCAATTCGTATACCACTTTGCTCCACGGCGTTGAAAACCACTGTGGCTTTTGTGTTGTAAAAGTCGTTGATTGGCTCATTTATTTTATCTTTTAGGTCATTAAATATATTTTCACAATACTCATAATGCTTAACTATAGGTATTATTCTATTAACATCCGGTTTATTGGGATATTTGTTGTAAAAGTAATTATGCGCTTGCGTTGATTCTGGTATATACGTAGGTGTAGTCAATGTAATGTCAAAAAGCTTTTGTAATATCAAATAATGTAAAAAACTCTTCTTATCACGTACATACACCTTGTCTAATGTGTTTAACACGCATTTTATAGCGTCTATACCAACGTTTAACGTCTCGCTATGGTCGTTTGTCAATATAAACCCTTTTGCGGCATTTAACGGGCGAATATAAACAGCACAAATTCCGCTTTTTGTGGGATGCTTTAAATTATTATATGGAATTATTTCAACAAAGGCTTCCTCCCTAATATAATTCTTAAATAACTCTAACTGCTTATCATCTTCAACTAACCAAAACATAACTCTTATTTTGGTTCAATATACGATTAATTTATTAGTAATCCAAATTTAATTTGGAAGTGGAGTAAGAAGAATATCTTCATCTTCACCATGGAATCTTCCAGTCATTGCTGTCCCATTAGGCATTATATGAAATAAACCTTGATAACTTAGTCCATTTGGTAAAGTATAATCATCACCACTTGTATATTGATTATTTATATTTTCAGATATATAATATTTTAAATAATCATTGTTTAAAAATTCTTGTAATCCTCTTCTTCCAATTCTTTGTTCTATAATTAAGACTTGATTTCTATTAATGTCAAAAACATTATCTTCAACCCCAATAATAGTCCATTGTGTTTTAATAGGCTGAAACAGTTCCCATACTATATCACTACCACGTTTAATTATTTTATTATATGTTTTAACATCAATTTCCATAAATTGATCTTCATTAACTTTAACTACAAAATACCTAGTAAATTGACCTAATTTATAATCTCCTTTAGTAGGTGAAGCATAATAAAATTGAGGCATTTCTCTTGGATTATCATCTGTTGTGCTTTTATTTTTTAATTTTAAATAAGTAACTATATCACCCTGGTTCCATTGCTCTTGGTTTACAACAGGATCTGGGTCTTCTAAAAATAAAGCAATTATATTTGTTTCAATTAAATTTGGAGCTAAAATTTCAACACCAGATGGTGATGATTTAACTATTTCAACTTTGTTTGTGTCATTTGGAGATTTTCCTGTAAAAAATTTACCAGTATATAAACTATGATAGTAACCCGTGTAATTTTTTTCTGTAGTAGATATTACAAATTCATTACCCGCAGTGTAAAGATTGGTTTTTATTCTATTCTTTGGTATATACATAATTTATCCTATTGATACAGTATTTTCAGCATTTTCC